ACTTGATAAATTACCACCACTTTACGCAACAATTTTACAAGAGAATTATATAAATGGAAAATCATTAGAAGAGGTTGCAGTAGCAGTTAATTATAGTTATTATAAGACTTGTCATCTAAATGGAGAGGCACTAAATGAGTTCGATAAATTGGACAAAAATCAAAGTGAGCAAAAAAAAGCAAGAAAAAGCAAATAGTAATGTGTTATTATAGTATTATCATAGTTATGTAGCAGAGGTAATCCTTAAAAAAATGGGGTTGCCTCTCTTTTTATAATATATTTTCAATTGTGTTTTAGAAAAGAGGTATATTATGAAAGTTGAAAATGCAGAAATTAGAACTATGGAATTATCAAGATTAAAACCAGCAAAGTATAATCCAAGAATTGAACTACAACCAACAGATGATATTTTTCAAAGAATAAAGGCAAGTATCACAAAGTTTGGTGTGGTAGATCCATTAGTAGTTAATAAAAGAAATGGAGCATATACAATAGTTGGTGGACACCAAAGATACAATGTATTGAAAGAACTAGGTTATAAAGAAATACAATGTGTTTTAGTAGATTTAGATGAAATTGATGAAATTGAACTTAATCTATCATTAAATAAAAACACAGGTTACTGGGATAATGAAAAATTAAAAGATATATTTACGAATATTGATTTTGATGAGGCAGAACAATATATAACTGGTTTTTCAGATGAAGAAATTGAAAATTTAAAAACAGATTTCATTGAAGATTTAGTAAACGAGGACTTTTCAGATATAGGCTGCAATCCATTAGACAAGTTTTCAATGACATTTACTATTGATAAAGTTTATGAAGAGAAGTTTTTAGCTTATGTTAAATTATTTGGAAAAGACAAGTTAATCGAATTAATGACTGCTGAAGTTATTAGGGAGGTGGACTAATATGCCAAGTTGTGGAAGTCAAGTAGTTTTATGTGATGTTCCTATAAGATTTGACACTTACAAAGGTTGCTCACACGCTTGTAAATATTGTTTCGTACAGAGAAAAAAAGATATTTCTGACATAGACAAAGGAGAAACTGCAAAAGCATTAGAAAACTTTATAAATGGACATAGGGGAAATGATTTGAGTTGGTGTGATTGGAATATTCCTATTCACTGGGGAGGAATGAGTGATCCATTTCAACCAGCAGAAAAAAGATATAGATTATCTTATGAATGTTTAAAAGTATTGGCCAAGACTCAATATCCTTTTATTGTTTCCACAAAAGGAAAACTAATTGTGGAAAAAGAGTATTTAGATTTATTAAGTAAATGTAATTGTGTAGTTCAAATAAGCATGATATGTTCTCAATATGATAAATTAGAGCTAGGAGCACCTACTTATGAAGAAAGACTTGAAATGTGCAGAATATTATCAAAAAGAGTAAAAAGAGTCATTGTCAGAATACAACCTTATATGACACAAGTATTTAAAGATGTCAAAGATAATATGAAAAGATTATCAGAAGCGGGAGTTTATGGAGTTGTTGTTGAGGGAATGAAATTTGCTAAAAAAAGAGGCAAGCTGATAAAAGTTGGAGGCGATTTTGTATATCCAAAAGAAGTATTACAAAAAGATTTTATCCAATTAAAAGAAGAGGCACACAAATATGGATTGAAATTCTATTGTGGAGAAAACAGATTGAGAACTTTAGGAGATGCAATGTGTTGTTGTGGAATAGATAACCTAGAGGGATTTAGAGGAAATTCATATAATATATGCCATTTAATAAATAATAAAGAAACAGAAGTAACCGCTTCCATGAAAGAAAAAGGCAGTGCAAATATTTTAGGCAGAATGAAACAAACAACATTAGGAAAATTAAAATATAAAGGACAAACCTTTGAAGATGGAATGAAAGCTGAATACATAGATAACAAGGAGCTCTACGATACAATATTTGGTAAATCTTAATAGAAAGGATGATAAGGTAATGTGGATATTAAAGCGATTAAAGAAAAATATGATAATAATGTTCCATTAAAAGAGATTGCCAAGAAACACCATATTACTTTGAATAAATTAAATTCTATTATAAAAACTCAAGACTGGCACAGAAAAAGGAGAGGTGGAACAAAAGGAAACAAAGGCGGTCGAGGAGTCAAAGGAAATAAAGGCAATAAAAAAGCTCATCCACCTAAAGACAATCAAAATGCAGTAGTAACTGGATATTATTCAAAATTTAGAAATTTATTTTCCGAAGAGGAACAATCAATTTTAAATTCAGATAATGTTCCAACAGAGTTAGAGCAAATTCAACATGAAATAGATACATGTGATATGCTTGAATATAGATATTTAAAGAAAATAAACGAGCTGAAAGAAAAACAAAAGGATTTAACAATTGTATCAATGAATAAATATGGAACACAGGTTTCAACAGAGGCAAAAAGAACAGATGAATTGATAGATAAATTCAATAAATCTCTTATAATGGTACAAAATGAAAGAAGAAAGGCAATTGACTTAAAATTTAAAATAAGGCAAGGAAATAAAGAAAGCAACAATGAAAATAACATAAATATCAATATAAATAGTGATAATAATAAATCTACGGATATTCTAGAGAGTATAAATAGGCAATTGTGGGGTGGTAGTGATGACACAAACACAGAATAATCCATTTCCACTATCACAGAAATATTTAGACTTTTTAAGATATGTTGCAAGTGCAGAATTTTTAGAGGGAACTACATCAGCTGGTAAAACCACTGTGGCAGTTCCTAAATTTATGTTTAGAATATCTAATTACAAGGGAACAAAACCAAGTATTATTTCTGGGTTAGATTTAGGAACTATTGAAAAAAACATAATAAATGCAGACCATGGACTAATTGATGTTTTTGGAGATTACGAAGACGGTGGCAAAATAGAATATAATCCTACTGGAAAAGGAAAAATAAGACTTCCACATATATTATTTCATACACCTAATGGAGTAAAGATAATATATGTTTTAGGTTATGATAATAAGAAAAGATGGAAGAAAGCTCTAGGAGGTCAATATTTCGGATTATTCATAGATGAGTTTAATATTGCTGATATGGATTTCGTTCGTGAGGCATTCATGAGAGCAGATTACAGATTATGCACATTAAATCCAGATGATCCAAACAAGGAATGTTTTTCTCAATATGTAAATAAAAGCAGACCTGTTGAAAAATACAAAGATAGTGCACCAAAGCAATTGTTAGATTTATTAAATCAACCTCATAAAGAAGATTGGACATGGTGGTATTTTACTTTTAAAGATAATGCCAGTCTATCAGAGGAAAAATTAAAAAAGATTATAGAGTCAGTTCCAGTAGGAACTAAACTATATAAAAACAAAATATTAGGATTACGAGGCAAGACCACAGGTCTTGTTTTTGTTAATTTTGATAGAACAAAACATTGTATAACAAAAGAAAAAGCAAAACAATTCATACGAACTAATGACAAAGAGGAAACAATTCAATTGTTACCTAAAATGAGGGTAAAAACAGATGAGTCAGAATATTTTATAAAATTTACTGCTGGATTAGATACAGCATATTCAAGTTTGAGCCCAGACACAATAGCAATGTCATTTGCAGGCATAACCAATAAAGGAAAGTTTATTCTATTAGATGAAAAAGTCTATAACAATGCTGAATTGCAAACACCATTAGCACCAAGTGATACAGTTAGAAACTTTATTGATTTTCTAGAAAGAAATCGTAAAGAATGGGGATTTGCTAAAGATGTATTTATAGATAATGCAGACCAAGCAACTATTAAAGAATTTGAAAAATACAAGAGACAGTTTGGAAGTATTTATGTATTTAATAATGCATGGAAAGCAAAAATGCAGATAATAGACAGAATAAACACTCAATTAGGTTGGTTTGCAACAGGAAATTTCTATGTTGTTGATACATGTATAAATTATATAAATGAATTAGAGGTTTATTCATGGTTAGAAGATAAAGACAGTGTTCCGGAAGATGGCAATGACCACATGGTAAACTCTGTTCAATATTCATTTATACCTTATGTAAAAATAATCGGAATAGGAGAAAATAAATAATGTGGTTAGGAGATAAGTTGAGAGAAATGGTTAAATCATGGTTAAATATTAGACCAGCACAAGGTCAAGCATTTGTAATAAACGAAGATATGGATCATCAAGCAAGTTGTATTAGAAATCAAATATGGTACAGAGGAGATAGTCATGAATTGTCCGAATTTTATGGACAGTTGCCTTATGCAGCAGATACATTTTGGGGAGCTACTCAAACTGCAGATATAAGAATAAAGAAATCTCATACTGGACTTCCTAAACTAATAGTAAAAACATTAGTTAATACAGTTGTAACAGATTATTCTGGAGATGATGTTTCAGATGATTACTGGGAAGAAGTAAAAAGAGAAAACAAGTTTGATACTAAAATGTTAAAGAAAATAGTTATTGATACACTTGTTTTTGGAGATGGAGCAATAAAAATAAATTATGATCCTAGTATTTCTGCTATTGCAATTTTAGAGTGGGTAGATGGCTCAAAAGTTGATTTTAAATATAAAAGAGGTAGACTAACTGATATTATATTCAAATCATACCATGAACAAAATAACAAAGTATATTTGTTAGAAGAAGATTATGGATATGGATATATAACATATAAGTTATATGATAATGATAAAGAGGTTAGATTAAATACTGTTGAGGAATTAAGCCAATTAAAAGATATTGAGTTTGATAAAGAAACAATGTGGGCTGTGCCTATCATGTTTAATGAAAGTACAAAATTTGTTGGTAGAGGAGAGTCAATTTTCGATGGAAAATATGACTCTTTTGATAGTATAGATGAAATTACTTCACAATGGTTAGAGGCAGTTAGAAATGGTAGAGCAGTTAAATACATTCCAGAAGATTTACTTCCAAAGGATGCAGAAACTGGAGAAGTATTAATGCCAAATCCATTTGATAATAAATTTATAAAGACACAGACAAGCATGAATGAAAACACTCAAAATAAAATTGATGTTGAGCAACCAGAGATACCAACAGAACAATATTTACAAGCATACATAACATTCCTAGATTTATGCTTACAAGGAATTATAAGTCCATCAACATTAGGAATTGATAATAAAAAATTAGACAATGCAGAGGCACAAAGAGAAAAGGAAAAAACAACACTTTATACTAGAGGAATTATAATTGATACTCTAACAGAATTTATTCCATCAGTAATAAATACAGTATTAAAATCAAAAGCTCAAATGAACAATGAAAGCACACTTCCAGAGGATAAAGATATTTCAACAAAATTTGGAGAATATGCTAATCCATCATTTGAAGCTCAAATTGAGACAGTAAGTAAAGGGAAAACTGGAGGAGTAATGTCAATTGAAGCTAGTGTTGATGAATTATATGGAGACTCTAAAACAGAAGAGTGGAAGCAACAAGAAGTTCAAAGATTAAAAGCCGAGCAAGGCATTGTAGAAGAGGATGTTCCAGCATTAAATGGAGAATTAGATATAAATGAAATAGACGTTGAAGATACTTCAGATAATTCTAATAATGAAAATGCTGAAAATAAAGAAACACACAAATAGGAGAAAGGATTAAATGAATAATGAGTATGATATTTCACAAGCATTTCAAAGAATTGAAGAAACCTTGATAAAATCAATGTCAAGTAATCTAGGCAGACATCTTCGAGAAGAGGCAAAAGAGGGTATGAATTGGAGTGCTTGGCAAGCAGAACAATTAAAATCATTAGAAATATACAAAAAAAACAATAGAAAGAGGTTAAATAAAACTTTTTTCAATATCAATTCAGATATAAAGGACCTATTAAGAAAAAGCCGAGATGATGGAAAACTGCAGCAAGAAAGATTAATACTAGAGGCTATTGATAATGGAGAATTTAAGTCTAATGATAAAAAGATAAATAAATTATGGCACATTTATAAAAAAAGTAAAAATTCGAGAATTAAGAAAAAACAAATAGGTAGGATTTATGATATTGTAAATCATTCAGAGTCAACATTCTTTAAGGTTGATGAGAAAAAATTAAATGCTCTTATAGATGAAACATTGAACAATCTAAAAAAAGCTGAAACATCAATATTGAGATATGCTAGTGATAAATATAGAAGTATAATATTTGATGCTCAAGTTTATGCTAATACTGGAAGCGGAACACCGCAACAAGCAATAGATATGGCAACACATGATTTCTTGCAAAGTGGAATAAATAATATTGAATATGCAAATGGTGCAAGAGTAAATATAAAATCTTATGTTGAAATGGCAATAAGAACTGCAAATTCAAGAGCACACATGCAAGGAGAGGGAGAAAAAAGAGATGCTTGGGGAGTTCATACTGTATTAGTTCCAAATCGTGGAGGAGGCTGTCCTTATTGTATAAAATTTCAAGGAAAAGTATTTATTGATGATGTGTGGTCTAGTGGTACTGCTACAGAAAGCAATTCCACAGGTTATCCATTATTAAGCAAGGCAGTTAAGGAACGATTATTTCATCCCAACTGTAAAGACACAATAGTTACATATTTTCCAGAGATAAATTCAAGGGTTGAGTCACCAACAAGAGAACAAATGGAAGAAAAAATAATAAGATACAAAAAAGAACAAAAACTTAATTATATAAACAGAAATATAGAAAAATATAAACGATTAGAGCTAGGAAGTCTAGATAGTGAAAATATTGAAAAATATCACAATAAAAGACTTGAATGGCAAAGATATAAAGAAAAATTCAAATAAGTTATTAACATTAGAGCCGAAAGGCTCTTTTTTAATATAAAAATTTAAAAGGAAAGAGGTATTTAAAATGGCAAAAAAAAACAATGAAGTAAAAGAAAATGAAGAATTAAAGAATGAAGTTGCTGCAGAAGTAACTGAAAAGGTTGAAGAACAAAAAAATGAAGATGTAGTTACAGAAAAAACAGAAACTACTGCGGAAAATGCAACAGTTGCTGAAATTGCAACAGTTGAAAATGCTACCGACATTGATGACGGTACCACAGAAAAAGCTACAGAAGAAACTGAAAAGGTTCCTACTGTAAAAGAAGCATTTAGAGATAAATACGATGATAAGGTAGTTTATAATGTTGGAGATACTTTTAGCATAGATGAAAGTATTGAAGATAATAAGCCAGTAAAAGATGGAGAAAAACATTATAAGGTATCTGCAAATAGATATGCCGAATTAAAAGAATGTTTATATGTTGATTAATTAAGAGCCGAAAGGCTCTTTTTAATATGGACCGAACACTGATGTCCTAACCAAAAAAGCATGTGTAAATTTATTAAATAGTCAATTTCAAGACTTAAAAAAGTAGGAGGTAGTGAGAATGGATGGAGATAACAACACAAATAACAATGGTGTAAATAATAATTCAAATCCAAATGCCCAAAACACTACTGGGCAACAAACAAATCAAAATGCAAATCAACCATCAGCTGGAGCTATAGATTATGCAAAAATCCAAGAAATGATAGATGGTAGAAATGCAAAAACAGAAGATAGCATATTGAAAAGCTATTTTCAAAAGCAAGGTTTATCTGCAGAGGAAATGGAAAGTGCAATAACAACTTTCAAAGCTCAAAGAGAAAGCCAAGCAAACCAACAAAATAGAGAATTATCAGATGCTCAAAATTCTTTAAAAACAGAGCAATTAAAAAATCAAAAATTACAAATATCATTAAAAGCCTATGGGTTTGTTGATGAGTTAAATATAGATAATAAAACAATGCCTTATCTATTAAAAATGGCTGATTTTTCAAATTGTGTTGATAAAGATGGAAAAGTAAATGATGACTCTTTAAAACAAGCACTACAAAAGGTCATTGATGATGTACCAGGATTAAAGAAACAAGTTCAAAATTCTGTAGGCATCACAGTTGGTGCTAACACTAACAATAATCAAGGCTCAAATTCTCCAGCATTTGATTTCGGATTTGCTGGTGTAAGACCTAGAAAAAAATAATAGAAAGAAAAGAGGTAATTTAAAATGGCATTTGAAAAACAAAATTTAAATTATGCTAAAGAATATTCACAAGCTTTAGCTCAAGCATATCCTTATGTATTGTATTTTGGTGCATTATGGAGTGCAGTAAAACCAGATGTTAAATTCTTAAATAATAACACAGTTATTCTACCAAGTTTAAGTGTTAAAGGTAGAGGAAATGGAGATAGAGACACAATAGGTTCTTTCTCTAGAAATTTCAATAATGCAGAGGAAACAAAAGTATTAAAAACTCATAGAACATGGGATACTTTAATCCATCCAAGAGATATAGATGAAACAAATCATGTTGCATCTATAACAAACATTACAAGAGTAATGAATGAGGAACAAAAATTCCCAGAAATGGATGCAGAAATGATTACTGCATTATATGAATTAAAAAATGCACAAGAAGCAGTTGTTGCAGATGATGTATTAACTGTAACAAATGTGTTAACAAAATTTGATGCCTTAATGGATAAAATGGATGAGGCTAGAGTTCCAGCAGCTGGAAGACTTTTATATGCTGATACATATACAAAGACATTAATTGATACTGCTAAAGAAGCAGCTAGAAATTTAAGTGCTACTGACACTGCAGTTGCTAGATCATTAGATAGAATTGGAGAGGTTGAAGTAATTGGTGTTCCAACATCAGCTATGAAATCTAAATATATATTCAAAGAGTCTGATGGTTTTGAAGTAGCAGAAGATGCTAAAGATGTAAAAATGTTATTAGTACATCCAAGTGCAGTAATTCCAGTAATTGCTTATGACTTTGCTGAATTAGGAGCTCCAAGTTCATTATCAAAAGGAAAATGGACATACTTCGAAGAGTCTTTTGAAGATGTATTCATCTTTAATAAGAAACATACTGGTATTCAATTCTATATTGAAAAATCAGCTTAAAGAAAGGTTGATAAAATATGAGTCTATATGCAGATAAAGACTACTACCAAAACACTTATAAAGGTAGTAGTCTTTCTAGTGATAATGAATTAAATAAATATTTACAAGAGGCAACAGATGATGTAAATTCTTTGACTTTTAATAGGATTGTTGGAAAGGGTTTTGATAATCTTACTAACTTCCAAAAAGATATAATTCAAAGAGTATGTTGTCAGTTTGCCGAGTTTAAATTTGAAAATGCAGATGTGATTGAGTCAATATTATCTAGTTATTCAATAAATGGTGTATCTCAAAGTTTTGGAAATAACAATCTTAATGTAAAAGTAATCGAGGGAATTGCAATACCTTTTAGATTATATAAGTTACTGGGACAAACTGGACTAACTTGCAAGAATGCGAGGTATTATCAATGAAATATCCGTCTTTAGTTAGAAAACAAGATTGTAAAACTGACATTCATGTAGTTTTGTATAGCGATGATATATCTGAAGAAGGAGCTCCTCAAATTGCTTTGGAAAATGATTTTAAATGTAATTATCAGAACAAAGCGAAAAGAGTTCTAACAAGTGAAAAAGTATCAGTACAAGTTACTGGTATTTGCTTATTTCATGAAGATATAGCACCAAATATGACAGATATACATAGTGGTAAAGTTACAGTTTTCGGTAAAGAAAGAGATATTATACAAGGCACGAAAGCAAGAAATCCAGATGGAACAGTAAATTATGTTGAATTGGATATTGTATAATGTCAAACTTCGTAAAATCAACAATTAAGATAAATTTTCCTAAAATAAAACAATTGAGTAAGGCAACAACAACAGCATTAGAAGAAACAATTGAGGCATTGAAAACGGAAGTTATAAATGCTCAAGTAATGCCTTTTGATACTGGTAACATGCAAAATAATTCTACATTTACTGATATTTCCAAAAGCAAACAAGGTAGTGTAAGTTTAATAACTGCAACACCTTATGCTAGAAGAATGTATTATCATCCCGAATATAATTTCCAAACTAAAGAAAATGCTCATGCTCAAGGAAATTGGCTAGAGCCTTGGATAAGTGGAAAAAATAAAGATTTTATTTGTAAGGCATTTGCAAAGTTATATAAAAAGGAGGCTGGTTTATAATGTTGAGATTAGTTGATATTAAAAACTGGTTAGTTAAATTAGATGTAAAGACAGTTGCTGAAATCAACAAGATGTCTGTTAGGGAATTACATAATTTGAAAGTAAAGGAATTATTTTCTAAAGGTTATGTTGTAGCGGACCATTTCTATATTGGTAAGTTAGATAATAAGAAACAAAAATCTATTGGAGTTTATCAGCTACAAACTACAAATCCTAATATTGCAGTAGGTGGCTTGAAAAACACAAAATGCAAAGAAAAGACTGTAAGTATTTTAATTCATTGGAACAATAATGCAGATGAAACCGAAGTAAAAGCTCTTGAGTTATATTATAAATTCATGAATGCTAGGAATTTTTACATTACTAATAATATTTTAGTTAATTATATTGACTTGCTTGTACCAGAGCCAATAGATGTTGGAACAGATAATGCCAATGTCTATGAGAGGGTTATTCAAGCAAGATTTTATTATGAGGAGGTTGATTAAAAATGGCAACAGTAACAACTGGAGTATATCCTGTATTTGATAATGTTTTCAAAATTGGAACAAAAGGAAAAGAGTCTGCTACAGAAGATATGAAAGCAATCGCAGATTGCGAAACATTCTCAATGTCTATGGATAATAATGTTGAAGAATGGACTCCTATGACAACAGAAGGTTGGATTAGGAGAATGATGACTGGAAAAGGTTTTTCAATCAGTATTTCTGGAAAAAGAAATGTTGGAGATGCTGGAAACGATTACATTGCATCAAAATTATTTGCAACTGGTGCAAGTGTAGAGTCTAAATTTGAATGGGTATTCGCAGATGGTACTACGGTATCATTTGACTGTATTATTTCTGTTTCTAATGCTGGAACAGGAGATAGCACGAATGTTGCACCTTTAGAATTTGAGGTTATGTCAAATGGAAAACCAACTGTAACACCAGCAGCATAAAACGAGCCTCGGCATTTCGGTGCTGGGGCTTATTTTTTTTATTAAAATTAATTTTAGGAGGAATTAAAAATGGCAAATAGTATTGATATTAGTGCAAAACTAAAAAAAGAGCCTATAAAAATAAGATTAGCAGAAGATAAAGAATATGAAGTTGATAACAGTGCAGAAACATTTGTTATTGTACAAGATAAATTAAAAGATAAAGAATTTAGTATTGATGTTATGTATGAAGTAATTGAGATATTAATGGGAAAAGATGCATTGAAAGAAATAAAAGATATGAAATTGTCTGTAAATGGAATTGAAAGTGTAATTATCGGTTTAATGGCAGCAATTAATGAAATATCTTACGAGGAAATGGAGAAACGATTTCCAAAACAATAATGAAGCATTTTATGATTTAATTGATGATTTTGACTTAATAGAAAGCTCATTTGCTCAACAATATGGAATTAGATTAAGAAAAGAAATAGACACAATGAAATGGGGCGAATTTGCGAGTCTTTTAAGTGGGTTAAATGGAGACACACCTCTAGGGAATATTGTAAGAATTAGAAGTGAAAAGGATCCAAAAGTAATTAAAAACTTTACTGAAAGCGAGAAGAAAATTAGGTCAAACTGGTTAAATAAAAATGTAAAACAAATAAGTCAAGAAGATTACAAACAAGCTATGGAAAATATAAAAAATATGTTTATATCTATGGCAAAGCAAAATGAAAAGAAATGAGGTGGAAGAAATTGAGTCAAAATGTAGGTACAATAGATTTAGAGTTACTATTAAAAAGTGAAAAGTTTAAATCTGAATTAAATGGAGTGCAAGGATATGCAAATCAAGCCTCAAATAAAATTTCTGGAGCCTTAAAAGGAATTGGTAAAGCAGCATTGGCTGCTTTTTCTGTTGCAGCAGTTGTTAAATTTGGAAAAGCCTGTTTACAAGTAGCAACAGAAACAAGCAATGCATGGATAGGATTAAATTCTATACTAACTGGACAAGGAAAAAGTTTCTCTCAAGCTCAAAAATTCATTGAAGAATATGTAAGTGATGGTTTAGTTCCTTTGAATAATGCAGTTACTGCATATAAAAATTTAGCAGCTAGAGGTTATTCATCAGACCAAATTAAAAAGACTATGACAGCATTAAAAAATAGTGCTACATTCGGAAGACAAAGCACTTATTCATTAGGCGAAGCAGTACAAACTGCATCAGAAGGTCTAAAAAATGAAAATAGTATTTTAGTTGATAATGCTGGTGTAACAAAAAATGTTGCTAAAATGTGGGAAGACTATGCAAAATCAGTTGGAAAAACAACAAACCAATTAACACAACAAGAAAAAATAAATGCAGAAGTAAATGGAATATTAGAAGAAACAAAATTTCAAATGAATGATGCAGCAATTTATGCAAATACTTACTCTGGAAAAGTTGCTCAACTTAATTTTGCTTTTACTACAATGAAAACTGCTATTGGTAATGTAATACAACCTATTGCAAAATTATTTATTCCAATATTGACCGCAGCTGCGAATGCAGTAACAAGATTATTTACTGCAATTGCTGGTTTAATGTCAATGTTTGGTTTAAAGGCAGATAGTGTTGAAACAGTATCAAAAGGATTAGGAGGAGTCGCCGATAATGCAGACAAAGCAGCCGATGCAGTAAAAGGTGTCGGCGATAGTGCAGGAAGAACTGCAAAACAAGCCAAAAAGGCAGCCTTACAATTAGCTGGTTTTGATGAAATGAATAAACTAACTGATAATAGCAGTAGTAGTTCTGGAAGTGGTTCCGGAGGTGGAACTGGAGGTGGATCATCAGCTCTTGCAGAGTCATTGGATGTATCAACCAATATTCAACAAGACACATCGGCATTTGATGGCATGTTGAATAAAGTAAAAGAGTTGGCCAACATATTTAAAGAGGGCTTTAAGGTTAGCTTTGGAGATACAAATTTCGATGGAATTTTAACACATTTATCTAATATAAAGACTTCTTTAATAGATATATTTACAGACTCTAATGTTGTCAATTTTGCAAACAATTTAGTTAAGACATGGACTTATGCTCTAGGGCAATCTGTTGGAGCAATTGCAAGAATTGGAGTAAATATTGCTGAAGGTCTAGTTGGAAGTGTAGATGGCTACTTACAAAAAAATTCGGAAAGAATTAAGAAATATCTAATAAGCATGTTCGATGTAACTGCTGAAAGATTTTCTTTTGTCGGAAATTTTATGGAGGCTATTGGAAAAATATCAGATGTATTTTCTAGTAAAGAGGCAAAATCAATTGGTACAAGTATTATAGAAATGTTTGCAAATCCTATTATGTCTCTAAATGAAGTTTTCAATAAATTTGTAACAGATTTAACGAAACTATTTGTAACACCAGTAATAAATAACTGTGAGCTAATAAAACAAACAATTCAAAATACTATGGGACCTATTTCAAGTATATTTGGAACATTAGCTGAAATAATGACTGCAATAGGAGATAAAATAAATGAAATCTATACTACATATATAAGTCCATTCTTTGAAAATTTATCAATTGGAATGTCAGATACATTTGGAAAATTTTTAGAGTTTTGGAATACATATATAGTTCCATTTTTAGATAATGTTGCAGTTGGATTTTCACAATTATGGGAAGAACATTTGAGTCCTTTGATGGATAAAATTGGAGGCTTAATAGGTTCAATTGTTCAAGCAATTCAAGCATTATGGAACGGTGTATTAAAACCAGTAATAGATTGGATTATTCAAAATGTATTGCCTAAATTAGTCCCAGTATTTGAAGCATTATGGAACACGATAAAAACCGTATTCGGACATATTGCAGATGCAATTGGCGGAATAATAGATTTCTTCAAAGGATTGATAGATTTTATTGTTGGAGTATTTACTGGAGATTGGAGCAAAGCATGGGATGGAATAAAAAATATCTTTAGTGGAATATGGAATGCAATAAAAGGTATTGTTCAAGCAGTATGGAGTGCGATAAAAGGAATTGTAGAGACAGTTATAAATGTTATAAAAGGAATAATTACTACTGTCTTTAATGCTATAAAAACTATAATTACTAATATTTGGAATGGAATTAAAACATTTTTTACAAATATATGGAATGGTATTAGAGATATGATTTCAAATGCGATAAATGGAATAAAAAATACTATATCAAATGTGTTTAATGCAATAAAAAATACTATCACTAATATATGGAACAATATTGTAACAACTATTAGTAATGTATGGAATACTATCAAAACAAAAGTTAGAGAAGGAGCTCAAGGTGCATGGAATGCAATTACTGGTATTTTTGGAGGTATTGCAAATTGGTTTAAAAATATCTTTACTCAAGCATGGACAGCAGTTAAAAATGTATTTAGTACAGGTGGAAAAATATTTGATGGCATAAAAGAGGGAATTGTAAATTTCTTTAAAACAATAGTTAATGGAATTATTGGAGCTATTAACAAAATAATTGCAGTACCATTCAATGCAATTAATGGAATATTACAAAAAATTCATGATGTTGAAGTTGCTGGGTTTAAACCATTTACTTGGGTTCATAAATTCAATGTTCCACAAATTCCAATGCTTGCACAAGGTGGTTATGTTAAAGCAAATACACCAAGACTTGCAGTAGTAGGAGATAACAGAACACAAGGAGAAATTATATCTCCAGTAGATAAAATGAAAGAAACATTTTTAAGTGCATTACAAGAATATAAAAATATGAATGCTGGAATGGGTGGAGATTATGTTCCAATAGAAATCAATATACCAATTTATTTAGATGGCGAGGAAATAGACAGAAAACAAGATGAAAGAAAAGCTAGATTGGCACTTGCTACAAATGGAAGGAGGTATTGATAATTATGGCAACATATAGTGGAGACTTGATAAAATTAAATGGAAAAAGTTATAAATGTATTACATCTTATAAAGTTCAAAGAAATAAATTGTGGAGTTCTGATACTGGAAGAAATATGGCTGGAGTGATGAAAGGAACTCTTATAGGAAATTTCCCTAAAATACAATTAGAAATAGAGCCCTTAGATGCTGAAGAAATAAGAGAACTAGAACTCATTTTTGATTCGGCATCATTTGTTGTTGAATATTATAACAACAAATATGGTTGTACATGTACTGCAGATTATTATGCAAATGATTATGATGAAGATTTGTTCTTGGGAAGACTTCCAGAATTAAAATATAAATCTTTTGCGGTTAATTTAATACCAAACGAGGGGGAAGATAGACATGTTAAAAACAACTAAAACATTTAAGAAAAAAATGAAAGTCTATGGAAAACAATTGAATATTTTGCTTGGGTTTGGTCACACAAAATTAGATAAAACTCATGTAAAAAAATTAAATTTATCCGTAAATGGAGATTTATTTACTTCTGTTATGAGACAAGTTGAGCTAGAAATAGAAAATTATACAACAATTGATAAAAGTAAAATAATGACAGTTAGAGAAGTACATGAGGCAACAGTTAGGAGAGTAGATAGAACTCAAGTAAAATATTTAGCTGAGGACCAAAACAAAGAATATACAGTTGAAGATGTTCACAACATGAGTGTAGGAAAAATGGATAATACTAGAATTAAATTTCTTATACCACACGATAAAAGAGAAAACATTGAAACTGCAGCAACAATAAACATTCAATTAGGAGTTAGAACATCAGAGTTTGATAATTATGAATATATTGATTGGGGAGAATTTGTTGTTTATGACAAAGAAGAAAAAATTGATACTCACTCATTAAAATTATATTTATATGATCACATGATAGATAGCCATATAAAATATACTGATAGTCCTCTTACTCTTGAGTATTCAACAGGAAATGTTACTAATCTAGATTTGTTAAAAGCTATTTGTGATAAATTCAGATGGACTCTAAAAACAACAGATTTTGCAAATGCAAATAAAATAATAAGTGAAGATAAATATGCAGAATTAACAGATTTTACATACAGAGATATTTTAGATGAAATTGCAGCCAGTGCGGGTGGTTTTATAAAAATCATAAATAAGGATTTATATGTAGCATACCCAACAGAAACAGGAGAAACTATTGATGAAAACGATTTAGAAAAGCTTTCAATTGGAAAGAAAATAGGACCATATAACACAATGGTATTAGGAAGAAGCCCACAAGAAGATAATATTTACTATCCAAGTTCAATACCAGCCTCTGGTAGAGTAACTATAAGGATAGATAATAATCAAATTATGGACAGAAACAGAAGTGAGTATATTGAGGAAATATATAACCATATTAATGGACTAGCCTATTATGTGTTTGAATATACTTCATTCGGATTCGGCTATTTTGAATTTGGAGATATTATTACTCTTAAAGATTTACACGAAAACGAGTATAAAACAATACTGTTTAATATCAATGTAGAAATAACATCTGGAATAAAAGAAAAAGCAAACACGAAAGAGCCAAAATATAGTGAAACTAAATATCAATATGCTACTGGAATTGAGAAGAGAATAACTAATACTGAAATAATCACAAATAAGCAAGAGGGCAAGATTCAAGAAATAATTGAAGAACAACAAGGTGCAACATCTAAAATGAATTTATTAGAATCAACAATAAATGAGACTAAAAGAACTATATCTGACTATCAAAGTGAAACAAACAACAAAATGGCAGAATTTAAAGAAAGCCTAGATGGTTTGAATGTAACTTTGAAAAATAATAGTGGTAACAATATTTTCTATTATGATACAGACTTTTGGAAAGGAAATTCAATCAAGAGTTATATTGATACAGACACAAAGAAAAATACAGTTAGTGGAATGGGGTATAAATTATCAATAGGAACAGTTTCACAAGATGTAATGGTAAAAAATGATGATTATACAATATCATTCCTATACAAGAATACAAACAAATTAGATAATACGACAGTAACAATAAATGGGGTATCAGAAAAATTAGGTTATACTGGACAAGAGTGGATAGAATTTATCAAGCGAATTAAAGTTACAGATAATAGAATTTCTGTAGCATTTAGTACAGACATTAACGATGCAATAGAAATTGCTGATGTGATGGGAAATATTGGAACAGAAAAACAAGCATGGTCTCAAAATCCGAATGAAACTCATACAGACACTGTTGATATAGGAAAGGGAATACAAGTTAATTCTAGTACATCTAATACATATACAAGAATGGATGCAGATGGTTTTAGAAGTTTTAATTCATCAACTGGGGAAGTAACAACAGAGTTAACAGATAAGGGAACAGTAACAAAGGAATTAGAAGTAAAAACAAAGGCTGAAATTACAGGTTTGTTATTCCAAGAAATTGAAGGTCAATCATGGATTTCAAAATTATAGGGAGAGGAGGATTTTAGACAATGGCAATAAATGAATATCTTAATAGTAATGGTTACAATGGAAGATATTTAGAATTACACTGGTGGAGAACTGGAACATGGAATGGAGAAACTTGTGGTTCTAATATACATTGGGAATTACATGGTAGAGGAACAGCTTCTGCTGGTTGGTATAATACAAGAAGAATTAAAGTTGTTATTAATGGACAAACACTCTACAATATGCAAAATGATAATACTCCAGTTAAATTATACAATGGAACTTTAGTCGCAAGTGGAGATACATCAATACAACATGATAATAACGGTAGTAAATATTTTACAGCAAGCATCGAAGCAGGTATCTATACTTATGCAGTAAATTGCTCTGGTAGTTCTGGTTGGTGGCTTGACTCAATTCCAAGAAACCTAGATAGTATTGGAATATCAGAAAGAGGTCATGGATACAATTACATTCAAGTAAATTGGTCATGTAGTCCTGCAAGAGACTGGACACAATACTCACTTAATGGTGGTGCATGGACAGATGCTGGAGATACTGTTGCAAGCGATGGAAAATCAGGATGGTTTAATATTGGTGGATTAACTGAAAATACTAGATATACAGTAAAAGTAAGATTAAGACGACAAGATAGTGGTTTATGGTCAGAATCAAATACATTAACAATTACAACATCAAGTGGTCATACATCAATTACTCAATTTGTAGTAAATAAAGTAACTGGTAGAAGTGACCAATTAAAAATAACATGGGCTGCTGGACATGCTTGTGATAAAGGCTGGTATTCTATTGATAATGGTAGTACATGGAAAGAGGGATTGAGTTATCCAGACCAAATTATTAGTGGTTTAAGTAGTGCAACTTCTTATAAAGTTAAAATCAGAGTGAGAAGAAAAGACTCTCAAATGACTACTGATAGTGGAACAGTAACACAAACTACATATACACAAACAAAATTTACTAAAAACAATGTAAATCATGTTAGTGGATATAGTGGTTTAAGCCAATTAAAAGTAGAATGGGCAACTAATATCACAATTCAAAAACTAGAATTATCTTTAAATGATGGATCTACTTGGACTGATAAAGGTAATCCAAATAGTTCTAGTGGAAATTTTACAATAACAAGTCTATCTATGAATACATACTACAATATAAAATTAAGAGCAACAAGTAAAGATGGCTCTGTTGTAGTTACTACTGGAACAATAAAACAGAATACTTATAATAAGGTAACTGGTAATCTATATAAGAATGGTACAAAACTTGATGTTACTACTGGAATACAAATAACAACTACAGATAAACTAGAGTTCAAAGATATTTCAAATACAGCTGGTTGTACTTATAAAATATACTTTGAAACTCCAGATAATACCAGAAGAATAACACAGGATAGTACAACAATAACTGCATCACAGATACAATCAATGTTTCAATATTTGCCAAATAGCAATTCTCAAGCATTTAATGTGGGAATTGCTACAATGAATGGCAGTACAGAAGCACAATATGTTGATTTTTACGGAAATCTAGTAATAACAAATTCAAATCCTACTTTCAATAATTTTACCTATGAGGATACTGATGAAACATGCAAGAAATTGACTGGAGGAAATCAAGGAATAATAAAAGGCTATTCAGATGTAAAAATCAATATTTCCAATACAAATAAAGCTATTGGAAATGATTATGCTACAATAACAAAATATAGAGCAGTTATTGGAGAAAAGCAAAAAGAAATAAGCTATTCTAGTTCTTCAAATGTTAGTGGTCAAATAGATAATGTTGATAGTAATGTTTTCACAGTATATGCGATAGACTCAAGAGGAAATTCAACTGCAAAACAAATTAGTCCGAAAGCATATTATAATTATTCAAATATAAAAATAACTAAAGCAGAGATTTCTAGAACTAATGGTGTTGGAAAAGAAACAGAATTATCTTTTGAGGGACAATACTGGAACAATTCTTTCGGAAATATGATGAATGGAATTGTTAAATGCTATTATCAATATAAAACAACATCATCTAACACATGGATTACTGGAACAACAACTTTAACATTGACCTTTGATGGTAGTAAATTTAGTTTTAAAGGACTTATCAGAGGCGATGCTGGAACAGAGGGATTTTCAGTAACTAATAATTTCAATATAAGAATTTATGTCGAAGATAGATTGTCAAAATCTACTTTTGATTTAATTCTAGGTTCTGGAACTCCACAACTCGCAATAGCTCCAGAGGGTGTTGCAGTTGGTGGAATGTATAGGGCTGATTTAGGAGAGGGTTTGCAAATATATGGCAAGCTCTTTTTAAATGGAAAAGAAATAACAATATAAATTTGAAAGGAGATAAAAAAGATGTCTTTAAGAACTACATTTTTAAAATTATTTAAGTGGAATACCTCTGATGATGAGGATCTAAACAATAACTTTGATATTGATGCAGCTATGAATGATAACTGGGATATGATTGATAATGCAGTTAGTGATTTAAGTGGTAACAAGGTTGATAAAGTTGATGGAAAACAATTATCAACAGAAGATTATTCAACCACAGAAAAAAATAAATTAAGTGGAATTGCATCTGGAGCACAAGTTAATGTTTTAGAAAACCTTACATTAGGTGGTACTACATTACAGAAAAATAATAAAACAATAGAAATAAAAGATGCTGAAGTAACAAATGCAAGAAAATCAACAACTAAAAATAAAACTTTTGCGAGTGTGACTGCTCGTTTAGAAGAGTTGGAAGAGGATGTTGATGGCATTGAAACAACAAGAGGTCATGTTTATGGAATTAGAAGAAAAATAACAGATAATTCTAGTTCTGCATGGGAAAGATTATTTGATAGCATAGGCAAAGTTGCTAATGCTACAAAAAATGGTGGAACTGTACAAAATGATTTTGATAGTTTAGCACCATGGTCTGAAATAAAATCATGTAATTATGATTTAACAACAAAGAAAATAAATGCTTGGTTTGGAGATGCAAATTTTAAGTTTGATGGAACGAATGGAGATGTATTTACTCATGTTCCAAAGACATATTGGAAAATCTATCAAGAAGATGATTATGATTATGTTTTATTGGCTGATTATCCAAAAGCTGGTTTTATGGAAGTAGATGGATTCTTTGCTGGTAGATACAATGGTGCTGTTGTTGATGATGTATTACATACATATAGTGGATTAGTTCCAACAACAAATAAAACAATAGGAGCATTTAGAACTTTAGCAAATGCTTTAGGAGATAATTTCTCTCAATTAGACTGGAGATATTTCGTATTGCAAATGCTATATTTAGTTGAATATGCAAATTATAATTCTCAAACTATGCTAGGAAATGGTGTTATGAACCGTAAGTATTTAAAAACACTTATTGCAGAAAGTAACACAAATAGAGTGGTAATTGGTAGTGCCTCTGGATATTATGTAGGACAAATTATAAGAATTGGTACATCTGATAGTGGAACTCAAATAGCAGATGCAAGAAAAATCACTGCAATCGAGCCTTATGATGATGGCACAATTACTGGTTCAGAAATAACATTTGATGGAGCAGCAGTTAATATAGCAGTTGATAATTTTGTTTGCACAATGGCACAAATTACTGGCCAATGTGATGCTCTTGGAATGAAATCTGGTTGCCTAAATAACGATGGTTATCATTCAATGATTTATAGAGGTATAGAAAATATTTTCGCAAATATTTGGCAATGGGTAGATGGAATAAACATAAAAGACCATTTAGCATATATCTGTAAAGACCATTCAAAATATGCAAGTGATAAATTTGATGGAGATTATAAACCTCTTGCTTATACAAATTGCGACACCAATGGAAATCCAAAAACTTTAGGATTAGATGTTGATGAGCCATTCTTTAGATTTCCTACTGCAATTGGTGGAGGAACATCAACATATATGTGTGATTACTACTGGCAGGACACAGGAAATAGGGTTGCTCTTGTTGGTGGTGGTTTCAGCGATGGGGCTAACGATGGCTTGTGGTCTTGGAACTTGAGCAACACTTCTTCGAATGCGGGTTGGAACTTCGGTGCTCGTGTTCTTATTGATAACCAGTAAAGTAGGGGTTTGGGGGCGACCAGCCTCCCAAAATATTTAATGAAAGTCTAGAATTTATAAATAATTTTATAATTTTAGCAATACTATATAAAATTAAAACCTTATAGGCAGACTTTATATAAAGGCTGATATAGTTAAAATATAATTAAAAATATGCTATTATCATTTCAAACACAATTGAAAATATAGGGATTTGGTGTGTGCTCTGCCGAGCTTTCACTTCTTGATTTTGGAGGGTTGCTCATGTTGGTGGTAATTTCAACAATGGGGCTAACGATGGCTTGTGGTATTGGAACTTGAACAACACTTCTTCGAATGCGAATTGGAACATCGGTGCTCGTGTACTTATTTTTGAAATAATAATTATAAACATTACACATCATTTTCCAGAGCCCTTGCTCAAAATAGAGTCGCAACTGGATTGGACTAGTAAGCCCATTATGGTTTGAAAATCCGATAGACAAAAATAAGAAATTATTATATTACCAGAGGTGTGTTATGAAAAGAAAAGGCAATTTTTACAATGATATTTGCAATAAAGATAACATCAAAAAAGCAATAATTGAAGCAGCAAAAGGGAAGAAAGATAGGAACAATGTGGCAAGGATATTAGAGAATATTGATAAATATGTCGATATTCTCTTTAATATGTTATCTACAAAGGAAATAAGATTATCTCCATATAAAAAAATGACAATTCATGATGGAGCAAATAAAAAGGAGAGAATTATTTTCAAACCAGCATTTTTTCCAGACCAGTGTATTCATTGGTCATTGATGTTACAATTACAACCAATATTACAAAAAGGAATGTACGAATATTGTTGTGCTAGTGTTCCTAATAGGGGAATACATTATGGTTCAACATATATTAAAAGAATATTGAAAGATGATAGAAAAAACACAAAATATTGCTTAAAATTAGATGTTAAAAAATTTTATCCCAGCATTGATAAAAATGTTTGTAAAAGGAAATTCAGAAGAATAATAAAAGACTATGATGTACTGAATTTAATTGATACCATAATTGATAGTAGTAATGAAAGTGGGTTACCTATTCGGTAACTTTACTTCACAATGGTTCGCAAATTTTTACTTGCAAGATTTAGATCATTTCATTAAAGAAAAAATGAAAGTAAAATACTATTTGCGATATATGGATGATATGGTTTTATTCGGTAGAAACAAAAAAGAACTACATAAAATCAAAAATGAAATAGATGAGTTTTTAAAGCCAGAGGGATTAAAATTAAAGGATAATTGGCAATTATTTAAAGTTGATTCAAGACCATTAGATTTTTTAGGGTATAGATTTTATAGAGGATATACAACATTGAGGCGAAGCAATTTTCTTCGAATTAAAAGAAGAGTTAAAAAAATTGTAAAACGAGGATATATAAGGCTGACAGATGCCTATTCTATGATTTCTTATCATGGTTGGTTATCACATTGTGATAGTTTTAATTATAGAAACAAGTACATCAAGCCTTATAAAATAACTCTAAAAAAATGTAAAGGAGTGATTAGAAATGGTAGAGGTAAACTTAAATTGTGAGTCAGATACAAAACCAAAAAAATCTGTTGTAGAAAATATTTTGAATGGAAAATGTGATATTATCTTAAATGAAAATATTACAGAACATTTAAAAGAAGATGAAAATGGCAAAACTAAAACATACTATACTTATGATATGTATAGAATTGTAAGAAATAATTATAGAGATACATTAGAAAATGATTTGGCTAATGATACTGGATTTTTAGTATGGTTAAATTTTGCTAAAGAGCAATATGCAAAACAAATTATAAATATTTCTGATGCTGAAAGAATATCTGCATTGGAACAAGCAATGATTGACATTGGGGAGGTAATTGGAAATGATTAATTTTTATGTAATTCAAATTAGAGATTTAAAAACAATGACAATTGATGATGTTCCTAAATTATGGAGAGAAAAAGTTAGGAAAAAATTAGAAGAGGAGTCTTAATATAAGGCTCTTTTTTGATACTATACGAAAGGAGAAAATCAAATGGATTTGTTGGAAATTTTAAAAGCAATATTTCAATATGGGGGAACATTAATAATGGCAGCATTATTTGTATGGGTATTTATACAAGATAAAACAAAAAACAATAAAATGTTGGAGGATAATACTCAAATGCTTAAGGTTTTAACTGAAAGTAATAACAACATAGCAAAATCATTAGATATAATCGCAAACAATTTAGTAAATATTGATAGTAAAGTTGACAGAAACTATCAAGAAACACTAAAGGAAAGGAGAAAATAATGAAACAAGCATGGAGTGATTTAAAAAGTTTTGTAACAATTGCTTTTACTTTTACAATTATAGCTCTAGTTTTAATTGTTGCAATAAAAGGCAACTGGGATATATTTCAAATAGTTTTTACTTTGTTTTCTAATATAGCAACTGCAGTTTTTACATATTTTTTTACAAGAAAGACAAATGTTGAAAAAACTACTGAAATTGAGACAACAAATTATACCAACCAAGATTAAAAAACGGCTTAAAATTCAATTTCGCAAGTCGTTTTTTATAATGCCGTAAAAAAATTACGGTATTTTTATAATACAGGAAGAAATCTCAAAAATCTTCCTGTATTTATTTTTAGCACTCGTGTTTCTTTGAAATATGAGTGTAATTTTTTATAAGGAGGTTTTCACGATGGAAGAAAACAAAGATGAAATTAAGCTAACTGAGGAAATGGAGAAAGAATTATCAAATGGTAAAGAGGAGGGTGAAGAATAATGGGAACTATGTCAAGTTTAGCACAAGGTGCGTATATTGCTCATTCTAATAATTACCAAAAGGGAAGAAATGGGCAAAAAATTTGTAAATTTACACCGCACATTATGGCAGGTATTTTGACAGGTAAACAATGTGCAGCAAACATTTTTCAAAATCCAAATAGAATAGCATCAGCAAATTATTGTATAGGAAATGATGGCGATATAGTATGCAATGTTTATGAAGAAGATAGAGCTTACACATCAAGTTCAAGGTCAAATGATAATCAAGCTATTACAGTTGAAGTTTCAAATTGTGAATATGGCGGAGATTGGAAAATATCTGATAAAGCATGGAATTCATTAGTTAAATTAGCAGTTGATGTATGTAGAAGATATAATTTTAGATTAGTTTATGATGGAACACCTAACGGAAGTTTAACAAGACACAATATGTTTGCTAATACTTCTTGTCCTGGCAAGTATTTACAAAGTAGATTCCAAGAATTAGCAGACACAGTAAATGCTCAATTAGATGGCGGAGATACACCAACACCAGCTCTATCTGCAGCTAAAAAATCAAATGAAGAAATTGCTGAAGAAGTAATTGCTGGAAAATGGGGAAATGGAGAAGATAGAAAGAATAGATTAACTAATGCTGGATATAATTATTCTACAATTCAAAGTATTGTAAATCAAAAATTAGGTGGAGATACATCTACTTCAAAACCAACATTAAAATCTAATGGAACTATTGCACAAGAAGTTATAAATGGGGCATGGGGAAACGGAGAAGACCGTAAAAATAGATTAATCGCAGCTGGTTATGATTATAGTGCAATTCAAGATTTAGTAAATAAAAAGCTAGGAGTATCTTTTGACTCTAGCTCGAATAAAAAGTCTAATGAAACAATAGCAAATGAAGTTATCCAAGGCAAATGGGGAAATGGTCAAGATAGAAAAAATAGACTTACTGCTGCTGGATACGATTATTCAGCTATTCAAACGATAGTTAATAAGAAATTAAGTTAAAAAAATTAAGTAGGGGAGATTTTTTTCTCCTCTACTTTAATTCTTTTAATTTTTTTTGAATATCTAGTAAAATATTGAAAGACTGCTGAAAAGTAGTGTTATTCATATCAATTTCAGTAATCTTTTTTAATATCTTTTTTATCTCAATATTATTGGAATAATCAACAATATTAGTGTTTTGTGGTAGGTCATCTATCACTTGGTATTGTAGTTGCAAATTATCTAATTTTTTAGTATATTTTTCTAAAGAGGATATAGGAAATCCACATTTAATAATTTCCGGACTTAACGATGTGATTTTTAATCCTAATTTCTCATTTAGAATTTTTGCATCTTCATTTAAAATATTATAGAATATGCCGATTCTAAAAATATAAATTGAGGATGCATCTTTTTCTTTTAATTCTTTATACTGCTTTAGAATTTTGCTCATTTTTTTCACTCTCCTTTTCATCTATCATTTCTAGTAATTCTCCGAGGAGTACAACCAAAAGCTCTGCATAACATTTCGAGAGTATCAAAATGTATGCCATATAAATCTTTTTTGGTTAGGTTCTTTAAAGATTGATAACTTCTCCCAGTTTGTACAGTTAACCAATAAAGTGATTTTCCGTTTTCTTTTAAAAATTCTTCGATTTTGAGATGTATCATATTAGCCTCCTTTCTATAATTGCAACTGTATATATTATAGAATGAAGTAAAATTTATTT